TGGATTCCACGACCAAGTAGATATTGATACAAACAAAGTATTAGTAGACAACATTATCGAAGCTGGTTTATCTAGCAAATTAGACATTTCCGCAATTGAGCGCTTTACATCTATTTCAAATGCTAGAGACCAAGTTTATATGTTAATCGATACTATGTGTCAAGACTCTGCTGTTTCATCTATCGTCAGAACCTATACAGATGACGTTTGTGAAAGAAGCGATAATGGACATATTGTATTCTGCGAGTCTTCCGACCCAAAGATTAGCATGTTTGTAAACTATTTATTAAATGTCATGAATGTTGACAAACAAATTGACAAGTGAGTTTATAGTTTAATTAAATATGGTGATGTCTATTTAAGACTTTATCGTGAATCAGATTATACTGATAAATTATTCAATAGATCTAGTATCGATAAGGCAAATAGAACATTAAATGAAGATGTTAACTTAGTTGTCCATAAGACAAATGAACCATACAGCTATTATGTTGAAATGGTACCAGACCCAAGCACAATGTTTGAGTTAACTAAATATGGACAAACATTTGGATATATTGAGGTTCCAAATAACCCATCTCCTATTGACCAATCAACTTATGTTGGTGGCACAACTGGATTAATGGGAAATACAAGCTTCAATTTCCGTTATAAATCAAGTGATGTTAATGTATATCAAGCAGATGACTTTGTTCACGCTGCATTAGAAGATAACGTTTCTCGTTTCCCTGAAACAGTCGATTTATTCTATGATGACCCAGAAGAAACAAAGACTGGCAAGAAATCTGGACTTCCATCAGCGGATGGCAACTCTGGACAAACATATACTGTTAGACGTGGTAAATCATTATTATATGATGCTTATAAGATTTGGAGAGAAAAAGCTTTATTAGAAGCTGCTGTCTTGTTAAGCCGTCTTACTCGTTCTGGTATCGTTAGAAAAGTTGCTGTTGAAGTAGGCGATATGCCAAAAGAACAAGTTCAACAAGTCTTACGTAGAGTTAAAGAAATGTTTGAGCAAAGAACTGCTTATAACACAAATAATTCTATGTCTGAATATACTAACCCAGGCGCAGTTGAAAACTTTATCTATTATGCAACTCATAATGGACAAGGAGCAATCACTGTTGAGTCTGTTGGTGGTGATTACGACCCAAAACAATTAACAGACTTAGACTGGTGGAATAATAAATATTATTCATCATTCGGAATTCCAAAACAATACTTCGGTTGGACAGACGATGGTGCAGGTTTCAATGGTGGTTCATCATTAACCATTATCTCCAGCGTTTATTCAAAAGGTGTTAAGAGAATTCAAAATACAATTTTACAGGCCATTACTGATATTATTAATTTAATTTTATTAAACCGTGGTTGTAAAGCTTACTTAAATAACTTCGTCTTAAAGATGAAGGCTCCATTAACTCAAGAAGAATTAGACTTTAGAGCTAACTTCAATGATAGAGTCAATGCTATTAGCAGCATTAACAGCTTATTCAGTGATGTTGAAGACAAAGCTAGAAGATTAACTATTATCAAGAGCTTAATTAGCACACTTAGCTTAGGCGATGAAATCAATGTTGCATTAGACCACGAAATTACCGCCGCTGAAGAAGCTGCAAAGAAAGCTGCTGCTGAGGAAGAAGCTGCTGCTAAAGCAGAAGCTGACGCCGCTGCTGCAGAAGCCAGTGGAGCTGAAGAAGTTCCAGCGGGAGAAGAGGAAGAGGAATTAGACCTAACTCCAATTCCAGACGAAGAGCTTCCTGAAGAAGCCGAAGAAAGCTTTAAAGCAAACCCAGACTCAACAGTATTAACTGAAGACCAAGGCTTGCTTACTGAAGATGATGACCTTCCAACTCCTGAAGAAGCAAATGGCGATAAAGACTTTACAGAAAATAATTAATTAATATTGAAAGGAAAATAATATGATTACAAAGAATGATTGTTTATCAATTTTAGTTAAATTAGGAGATGCCGGCGTTGCTGGTGTCGACCCACAAGTTAAAAAACTATTAACTTCAAGAGATATCCCACTTGATGTCTTAAAATTTATTTCTGATAACCGTGGACTTGAAGTTAGCAAATTCTATGAAGTCTTACGCAAAAGCCACAACCAAAAGAAATCTCCGCTATATACAAATATCCTAAAAGAGGTTGATGATCCAAAGACTGTATTAACTACATTATCCAGCCTTCTCACTCAAATCTCTCTTTATGGAAATAAATTAGATAATGCCTCTATCTTCTATAAAGAGGTTAGAGCCGAAGAAATTTCTAGGGTATTATCAAACTATTTCAAGTCCGGCATCTTTGAAGAGTGCTTAACCCTTCTCAAAGTTATTAAGTCCGATTTACTTGTTTTAGAGTATATTGCCGGTAGAAGAGACTTAGTTAAATAACTAAAAATATATAAAAAATATGAAAGTCTGAGATAAAAATCAGACTTTTTATTTTACCTTTAAAATTAATTCGCTAAATTAATTGATAAAATGCGTAAATCTGAAAAGATGCGCTACATAAGCTATTAATAAATTATTGGGTTATTGATTAAGAATTTAATAATTTATTAATTTAATAAATTGAATACAAAAATATAGGCTAAATTAATTAGACAAATTGAGTTTGGCCTAATTATGTAAGATGGGAGAAATAGAAATGGAATCTAAAAATAAAAAGATTTTAGAAGCATTACAAATGCAACCATTATCTGAAGAAGAAAAAGCCTCCCGCCATATTCTCGGCAGATTATATGGACCTATCGCTACTTGTAAAGAAAAGACAAGAAACGGAAGAGGCTATAACCGTGAATTATGGGAAAAGGCATTAGCCGATGACATCTTTAAAGAGAAACTAGCAACAAAGTCCCTTTTCTTAGAATTAGGACATCCTGCTGATAGAGAAGAGACAGACATGAAAATGGTCTGCGCTTGCATTCCAGAAATGCCTAAAATTGTTGATGGTGACCTTTATGCCTATGTCGATATCCTTGATACAAATAATGGTCGTTTATTAAAGACCTTATGTGATTATGGATTTGTTCCAGGAATTAGTTCAAGAGGATCAGGAGACATCATGGCAAATGATGAAGTCGATCCTGAAACATTCTTCTTAGAGACTTGGGACATTGTACAGCTTCCAGCCGTCAAAAAAGCGAGATTATCCGTATGTGAGTCTCTCGAAAACAAGAAGACATTAAAGACTGCTTTAATTGAATCTTATAATAAGGCTGATGAAGAAGGAAAGAATTCAATGAAAGAAGCATTAGATAACTTAGATATCACATTAGATGTGGAAGAAAAGCCATTAGAAGAGTGTGGTGCTATTAAGGAAGACGAAATTGCTTATGAAGACCCAGATGCTGCTTCATTAGTTGAAGAGGCTGAAGAAGAGGTTGTAACTGAAGAACCTACTGAAGAGACAGAAGAAATTGCTGTTACTGATAGAGAAGAAGCATTGAACGTCTTAGAAGATAAAATAGATATTCATGGTGAGGAAGAAACAATTGTCATTGCTGAAAAAGGACAATTAGATAATCCTGACGCTCCAAAGATTGAAGTTGAAGTTTCTGAAGAAGAAAAAGAAATCTTAGAGCCAGAATTCCATGAAGAAGAACCTACTGAGGCTCAGGTTAAAGAAGAGCCAGTTGAAGAAGCATTAACTGAAGCTGCTGAGGAAGAAGTTTCTGTTGAAGAAACTCCAGCTGAAGAAACTTCTATCGAAGAAGTTCCTGAAGTTGTTGAAGGCGCATACACAGTTGGTGCTATGATTAATCAATTCAAAGATTACGATGAAACTCTTGCATTAGAGTTCAAACCAATCGTAATTGATGATAAAGAACTTGAAGTTACTCATTTAGAGTTTGATGACTCTGAAGAGGGCAAAGTCGTTGTTAGTATCGGTTATAATCCTGTAGAGGATAATAATAAAGAAGAAGTTAATTCTGAGGAAGAACCTGCAGCTGAAAGTGCTGAAGAGACTACTGAAGAAGCTGTCGATGACGGAAATGATGAAGTTATTGAAAGCCTTAAAGAAGCAGTTCGCCAAAAAGACTTACTTGAAGAAGAAATCAGAGACCTTAAAAATCAAAAAACAGTTAGTGATACTGAGGTCAGCGGATTGAAAGAGGAACTTGAGAAATACAAGACTGGTTTCATGAGAGTTAGCGAATTAGCTGCTAAAGCTGGAAAGCTTGAAAAAGAGAATACTTCTCTTAACGAGCAATTAAGCGCAAAAGATACTGAACTACAAGATTTAAAACAAAAAGTTGAAAACCATACCAGTTTAACCGAAAGTGTTAATGCTGGTGAAGCAAAAGTTAAGGAATTAACTGAGAAATTAGTTGCTATTCAAACAGCTGCTGACGAAACAGAAAAAGACTTAACTGAACAACTTGCAGCTGCCAATAAGAAATCCAACGAAAGATTAGCTGTTGCTAAAGCTTACAAAGGAAAGTATGAAAAAGTAGTTGAAAGATATATTGCTTCTAAAGCAACTATGCTTGGCGTTAGACCTACAGATATTACTAGCAAACTTGCCGAAAGTTATTCGCTAGACGATATCGACAAAGTTTGCGATGACCTACTTAATGCAGGTCGACCAATGTTCGGCTTAGGTTATGGCGCTTCAATGAAAATCAATGAATCAAAAGAAACCGCTTCTAAGAAACGTGTTCCTGTTGATCCAGACAATGGTTATGAGATTGATGATGATTTATTAATCTTAGCCGGATTAAAATAGCTGATAACTTACTATCAAATTTAATAAGGAGAAAACAATGAGACAAAATTTACTTGAGACTTATAGTCGTCAATTAAAGGTTGCAGAAGCCTACGTTGCCAAAAACTTCGATGGCAAGACAATCTCTGCTAATACTCAATTAACAACTGCTGTCTTATTAGACAACACTAACAGATGGATGACAGAATCCATGAACACCCAAGCCACTGAAAGAGCTGACTTAGGCGATTGGAAGAAATTCTGCTTAAATCTTACAAACATCGCTGTTCCATCATTAATCGCTAATGATTTAGTCATCGTTCACCCAATGACTTCTTACAGCGGCTCCGTCGCTTACTTAAGCTACGTCAGCAAAACTGATAAGGGTGACATTCACAAAGGATTCGAATTCAATGGTGTCTTCGGTCTTGGTGAAAGCAACGAAGCTCGTACTGCCTTCACTTCCCAAGTTATCGTTGAAACTGTCGGTTCCGATGGTCACGTTGCTTTAAGCCCAATGGCTACAGGCAAATTCGATGGTAAAGATGCTAAAGTCATCAAAGTCGATGGTTCTGTTGAATACATCACTGCTGATGAATTAAAAGCTGGCGTTGAAGCTGGTGCTAAAGTCGCTTACTTCAGCGAAGAGTTCCAAATGGAACACGTTCCTGCTCAAGACATCCCAACTATTGGTCCAGTCATGAAGAGAATTCCTCTTGTTGCTGAGCCAAGACGTATCGCTGTCCGTTACGATCAAATCACTGCTTTCCAAGCTAAGACTGACTATGGCTTCTCTCTCGACAAACAAATCGCTGAGCAAGCTTGTGGTGAATTAGCTTACGAAATCGACACTGAAATCGTCGACATGTTATACAAAGCTGCTTTCGCTAATAAAGACGGTGTTGTCCTTGAATGGTCTAAGACCCTCCCAATCGGCGTTAGCAAATTCGAACACTACAATGGCTTCTTAGAAGTTATTGAACAAGCTAAAGCTGTTATCTACAACAGAACAAAGAAATTCCATCCTAACTACATGGTCATCTCTGCAGACTGCTTACCAGTCTTAAGATTCGTCAATGGCTTCACTGCTGTTAAGAATGCAAAGATGAATGGACCTTACAAAGTTGGTGAATTAGATGGTTTATCAATCTATGTCTCCCCAGCTCTTGAATCAGGCGAATTCTTCCTTGGTTTAAACGGTTCCGATATGATGAGCTCTGCTGGTGTCTATGCACCTTACATGGCTATCGTCCCAACCCAATTACTTGGTACACCAGATGGTGGTTTAGCTCAAGGCTTCTCTACTTGGTATGCAAAAGCATTACTCAACGAGAACTTACTTGTTGCTGGCCGCATCGTTGCCTAGTAGATAGTTTAGGTAGAAATAAATTAGAGGTTCCTTCGGGAGCCTCTTTTTTATATCCAAAAAATAGATTTATTAAAAATATTTGCTAAATTATACAAGTGAAAGGATAAAAATCATGGATTTAATAGTAAAGGAATTTTCAAGATACTCCGCTTTTGTAGAGTATAATAAGCTTAAAAACAAAGTATTTCTAATCACAGGGGCAAAAGGCTATTTAGCAAGCTCCTTAATTAGATTTTTATTATATCTAAATGATACTTATAATTTAAATCTATTTATCTATGCTACAACCAGAAACCCAAATAACGTTCCTGATTATGCGAATAGATTTATAAAGTACATTAGCTTTGATACTTTCGAGTCTTATGACTATGTAAGCAATATCGATTATATAATTCATACCGCAAACCCAACATCAAGGCTTGAATTTATCAATAACCCATTAGGAACGTTTGATATTATTAATAATGGCACTAGAAGAGTCCTAGAATTCTCTAAGAGCCACAATATTAAGTCTTTACTATATTTATCCTCTGTTGAGATTTATGGAAGCCCTAAGACCGATAAAATGGTTGAAGAAGCTGACTATTTCGCATTAGACCCAAATGATTTGAGAAACTGCTACCCATTAGGCAAAAAGGTCGCAGAATACCTATGTAATACTTATTATAAACAATTTAACTTACCAGTTAATATTGTAAGACCTTCCTCAGTCCAAGGCCTATTCCAACCTTATACTGAAGATAGAATTTTTAATCAAATTCTTAGATGTATTATTGAGCATAAAGACTTTGTATTTAAAACAAAGGGTGAGACAGCTAAGACATTAATCTATACGATGGATGCCATTACTGGAATGCTTGATATTCTATTATCAGAAAAATATGGTGAGACTTATAATCTTACAGATAATAAGACTTTCTTTAAGATGAAAGATATCGTTCAAATGATTTTTGATCATTTCAATACAGGCTTGCAAGTAAAATTCGATTTAGAAGATGATGCAAAAACT